TGCGAGCAACAATCGTGCCAGTCATTGTGCCGCCGGCCCGTGGCAGAGCCGCACTTGCAATGCTCAGGGCAGAGTTGGCTGTGCTGTTGGCAGTGTTGGCAATTGCTGTAGTAGCAATCAGGCCATCATCAAGGTCGTCGATTGCTGCTTGAACTGTAGCGCCCAGAGTGCGGCCAGTGTTATTATAAATAACTTCGGAGGCACTCGGATAAGCGTAAGCCGCACCCTTAACCCACTCGGTGGTAAAGAAATATAGACCCTCGTATACGTCGTCGGGGAGTCCGGTTACGATAGTAACATCACCCTCGTCGGGGGAAGCAACGCCAATGGCAGCAGTGATTTTGTCGCTAGTAGTGGCACCAGGTGCTGCTGCGACATTTGCATTCGTGGTAACATACACTTGGGATCCACCACCACCACCACCTGAGGTCCAGATGGGGTGGTTGAGGGCGGTACTCCAAGTTAGGACCTGCTGGTCGGTGGGGATGTCGCCGTAGAAACCAGGGTTAGCGACATAGTAGTCACCAAGGGATGCAAAATCCATTGGCATGGCATACCAGCCATTGCCAGCAACGCCAGGCGCTTGGGTGCCATCAAAGTTAGTCTTAAAGTTGGAGCCGTCGCCAACAAACAGAATCTTGTCGGTAACGTTAAAAGCGATTTGACCGGGGAGGAGAGAAGCGGGTTCGACACCGGTGCCGACCGCTCGCAGGTTTTGTACGGTAAGAGCCATGGTTATACGAGGAGACCGGAATCGATGGAGAGAATTTCGCCGTTAGCGTCAAGCTGTACGCCATTGCCGGCACGCATATAGCCTTCACCTGTCAAGTAGGCGACAAGCTGATCCTGGAAGTAGCCAACGGTGATGAAGGCTGCAGGATTGTTCGGTACTTCTGCTTGAAGGTATATAGGACCCTGGAATACCCCACCATACTCAGTGATATTATCCTGGGGGTAGGGGACCACCGATACCCACTGCGAACCGTTAAGATCCGTATAGTATATGTTTAAATCGCTGTTATTACTGTTATACCAGAGTGAGCCCTGGATAGGGTTGGGAGGTGGCGATACACTGACGTAGACGGGAGCAGATGTTGGAGAGGAGACTGCTACGGCCGTCCATTGGACGCCATTCCAGGACCAAGTACGTCCGTTGGACGTATATATCTGTCCCCTCGTTGGGCTAGGGGGGAAGGAGTAACTCATTTAAACTGAGTCTTACATCAATTGGTTTTACCCTAATACGACTCTGTTACGGGGGTCAATGCCTCGGGCTCTCTGCCATTTGGCTAAACCGCCATAGTTACTTATATGGCCCGTGACCGTGCACTGAACCTTAACGCCGTTGGTTTTACGGGCTGTGATAGAGCTTAGCTCCGGGTAAAGTTCGTGAAGTTTTTGGGCACCGAGACGACCTGCCTCAACTTGGTGGTTGGGGTTTTGCTCTAGGAGTTTTTTAAACGTGTCCCTTTGATGGTCGGGGTTATTAGCTATAGCCGCTTTGATCCCTTTGTTATTGCCGGGTACACCCTCGCCCCCATCTGTAAAATTCCACAACACGCCGGTACCTTTATCCTTACGCCCGTACACATAAATCATATAGACTTCGTGCTTAACAGCTTCCGCGTGGGTTAAGTTTGTTTTTAAGAACAAGATCCGATCTCTTGGGGGAACTTTAACCCTATGTTGTTTACTAAACGCCCTACGGCCTTTGCCCATCCCGATATAATAGGGGGTGCCGTCGAGACGAAGGTAAGCGTATGTGTAGTACATTTTGTTTTTATTGTAGCACGCCGTGGGCAAAGTAAATCAAGGACCCCATCCCTGATTACCGTCAGTATATCCACCTGAGTCCGAGGGTTGTAATATCTGTGGCGTACCCCCTGTAAGCTCTTGATAGTTGTCCCCCGTAATCCAGTTAGGAAACGAGTTGTTCTGGCCGATGGCTCCCCACCCTACGCGGTAGTCAGGTGCTTGGTCTCCAGCGGTGTCAGTTGTAAATCCGGAGAGACCTTTACCGCTCACACCATTGTAACGCTGAGGAATACGCCAAGAGCGCATAATGCCTGCAGGCGTGTCGATAGCGCTGTCCCCGTTTCCAGCGCGTATTGCAGTCATTTCTCGCTCTGCAGCGAGTTGCTTCAAACAATTTTCGTAATCTTTGTATACGTCCTCCCGCCGTCTTACCGTATCCAGGTAATACCTGGATATAATAAGAGCGGTCCTGCGCCGATTGGATGTAATGAGAACCTGACCGGATTTACCTGACTGCTCGATATAGCTGTCGATCAGGCTGTTGGCATCTTGGATTGCCATGCGAAGTTTTGCCACATTAACCGTAGTGGCAGCAGCATCGTCAATATTTGTAAGTTGGATTGCCTCTTTGAGTCCGAATGCGGTTATGAAGTCATCCGGGGAAGCTGACTTGGGGTCGGAATTATGATCGGTAAGGACTCCCGAACGATTTTGCATCGGGAATCCATAGCCCCCAATAGTTTGACCCAGATTAGACTGTGTGTGGCTTCCATCGGTTTTTTCATCCGGAGCTAGCTGGTTCCTAGCAGGAACTCTGTAAAAAGCTCTTACAGCATTTCTCTTCACTACTACGTCATTAGCCGTCGGGGGCACGGGACCTCGGAGGCATTGTTTTAAGTCCAAAGGAGGCTCGTAAGATACGAAAATCGAGTCCCAAGGGGATAAAAAACTGTCAAGCTCCAACACTACCATGGTGTCGGAAGCATAGTTTACTGTTGTAACCCCATAGTTACCGTAGTTTACAGTGAAACTACCGACTGGAACAGCTACTTTACTATCTAATGGGCCATCAAACCACAACATCACCGTCGAAGTTGAAGGCACAGTGATTTCTTTAATACTTGGGAGCCCCACGACGATAACCCGACTTTTTACGATTTTACCCGTTATCGTCCTTTATTTTAGTGGCGTGATATCTCCGTAACCCCTCTGCAATCCTTTGCTTCCTTAAGTCGCTTAGGGGGACTCCCGTTTGTGCCTCAGCTCTCTTTTGGCGGTGTTCTTCAGACTGTTTGCGCCCCGGTCTGCCTTTTCTCTTCTGTAACTCTATATCCCCCTTTAATCGGGCTTGAGCTGCCCTGAGTTTAGAGCGGGTTTCTTCTGTGACGGGTGGTTTATTCTTGGCTGACTCGGACCTTTTTCTTTTCACTTCGGGTCTTTTACTCGTCTCTCGCTGAGACTGACCTATTTTCTCTTTGGTCTCAGGGGAGAGTTTCCTCCTCCGGTTGGACTCAGAAATAGCTCTACTGTGAGATTCAGTTACCTGGGAGTAATAAAACTTTTTGCTGGTCTGTTTGGCTCGATTTGCGAAGTGTGGATTTACGTCTACACTGAAGAACTCATGGAGAATAACCTCAGCTTCTAGAGCTTCTTCCTTACTCGGGTAAATGCCAAGTATTATCTTGCATTGTGGGCGAAAGGATTTATCCTTAAAGGAGCCAAAGTATTTCGTGTCCTCAGCAGGTAAACATTTGCATTGCCTTTTGCCGATATATCCTCTTCCCCACTGCTCGTAAGAGTAGTAAACGTAGTAATAAGTCATAACTTTTTGGCGGTTTTGGGCGCCAGACCGCCAGGAACTGACGCCACTGATAAGTTATACCCCCAGGTGCAAAAGGTCCGGAGGCGCCCGAAGGGCGCCAGATAAATAACGCCCCGTGAGGGGCAACCAGACAAGCGTTACCGTATCAAGTAGTCATCAGGCCTGTTTGTAAGGGGGTTGTAACGCTCACTCACCCAAAAAGCGTACGGTTCCTTATTTGCTGTATTTATAGCTTCCCCTGCCTGATTGTAAACTTGGTCTCCAACTACGCGGATAACATACCCCTTACTGGAAGGATAAAGGCATTGGGCCAAATAGTTTGCCCCGAGGCGCAGGGGCCATTCGTCCCGAAAGTTTACATTCCAAGCGTAAATCGTGATCAGGCGTGTGGAAGCGTTTATTTCGTAATCAATCTGACCTACAATGCTTCCACCACGCTGCTCGGGGCCGACATAGGGAGGATCGCTGTAATCAAAACTTTGAGATACTCGCGTGTAAGGATCTCCGTCCCACTTAATCTGCACGTAGCGCAGTTCCGATCCGCCCGGAGCATCCGCAGCCTGATAGAGAAAATCTTGAAAGAGCCAGTCAGGCGATGAGATGCTGGGGCGACGGATTGCCATTATGCTGCTAATACAGTGAAAGTTCCATTTAAGGCTTGAATGACTGTAGGTTGAAACTGAATACCAGCTACTATGAGCTCGGCTGTTGTAGTCAACCCAGCCACAGTAAGATCAGTGTTTATGTTAACGTCGCTACAAAAAGTAGCTCCGTCATAAAACCACCGGGGTTTCGGCTTAGCACAGCTAGTTCCTATGTCCGACGGATAGGTGTCCGGCGGAGCGTAATTGGGGTCAGGGTATCCACTCATTATGCAGGTCCAATCCAGTTTGCTTCTCCTCCAAATGGATTACCACGGGGCGAGGTACCATAAGAGGTTTGTTTATTCATTTCTCCAGCCGTAGTCGGGAAAGTATAATCCCAGACGGTCTGGTTATTGATGGGAGCCATAGCGTCTCCGTCAGAGTCGGGACGCTCAGTACTATCGTTTTGTCCCGCGTGGCCGTGGGAGGCATCAATATGTCTCACCCAGTAATATTCCCCGTTACGCTGCAGACAAACACAAAGCCAATCGGATTGTAAAGGCCCATTGGATTCTACAACCATGCAACCAACGTTTTCCTTTGCTGCTGGAGGTAATTTCCCCGACTCGTATACAGGTAACCTCGTCATTGACGAGTTGTCGGGCATATCGAGCTTTTTCTGTTTGCCTTTTGCCAAAAGTTGCGGATCAAACATTACATCTTGCAGCACGGCATACTGGTATTGACCGTTTGATGCAGAGATGTTAACTCGTTTACCTACCAGCCCCTTCGGCTGCTTCCCCTTGAATGCAGGAGAGGTGTCAATCCAGTGGGATTTATCGGGCTCTTCCCCGACACGTTCCTTCGACCATTCACCAGCACCCGACACTTGGGGAATATCAGGGTTCATATCATCAAAAACAACACGAACACGTCCCCGCTCTTCAGGGTCGTCCACGTCGACAATTGTTCCCCGCAAAGTGCCTCTTGGCAGACCGGCAAACTTCATATTCGCTTCCGTGGACTGCTGCATTAAAGCGAGGCTTTGTACCAGGGGAGTGGAACGAAGTTTAGGGGGTCTCATAGTTCTTTATAACGAGAAAACTTCGGGATGTTACGCGGATGACGCTTCGGTGCCACGGGCTTAGGCGGTTCCGGTGCTTTTGCCACGGGGATTGGGGAAGGCTCCGGAATGAACCGAGGACCAACATCTTCGGTAGGGATGATCGACTCCTCGACGAATGGTTTCGGTGCGGGGACTTCTTCCTCTTTGTGCAAAATAGTTTCAAACATTTCTGTCGAAACTTCTTCCAGAAGCTCTTCGACTTTTGTCTCTTCGCTTTCTGAGTTTGCTGTGAAGCCCGACGAGCGCTTGCGTGGGGTTGCCATAGGTGCTGTTCGTTTTTATGGTTTTACCCGCTTACCGAGGAGTCAGATAAAGGGTCTTAGGCTGAGTGACAGGATAGCGCCACGCTGCCTCCTGTGCAACATCGAAGAAGGCATCCTCGGCGGCAGAGGCATCTGCTACGAAGTAGCTATAGCCAATCTTGTAATGATTGGCGTCCACGTTATAAGACGACTTAGCATTCTCACAAGTGGGAGCAAACTTATAGATGGAAGCATCCCAAACAGGGGCAGCAACTGGTTCGATGCCGCGATTCAATAAGTCAGTTGTGAAGAAACCGGTGAGGGGTATGCAAGGATTGATATTGACATACTCACCCAACCAATTGCCATACCCTTGGGTTACCGGGGACGTTACATCCGCCTGACGTGCGTGAAGAGGATCGTACTCGATTAGCTCAGCCTCATTAAATTCATCAAACTGAACGTCACTAGCTGGGAAGACTCCGGAGTTTTGGTAACTACCGGCTTCAACCGAGTTGAAATACGCAATGTTTGAGTATAGGTAGGGCTCAGAGTAAACGTAAGTATAATCGGGGACAGCTTGATCGTACAGGAAAAGCTCCTCGTAGATGGCGGGAGTATCGTCCTCGGGAGGACAACGCATTGCCTCTGGCTCTATACTAGACCCCCAATATGCAAAATCTTGACAAACCAGAGCCACTTTTTGCCATTCATCGCCATTGCGGCCGTAATCCAGAGGCAACCGAACAAAGTATTTCTCCCAGTTTTCAGGGCCTGGGCCATTGTTCAAGTCCGCTAGCAACGGGTTTATATAGTTGTTTTCTGTCAAGTGCTCAAGAGTTTCTACTACTTGCAGATCCTGTGCTTTCCACAACCGAAGGGGAGTTTCCGCGTCGTAAACGTTGGGACTCATATAGTAGGTTATCCCGCTGAAGAATAAGTCAGTGATATCGGCTCGATAGGTCGTGGTTAGAGAGTCAGAGATGGTTATGGTGGGAAGCTGCGTTCGGCCAACGAATGTTCGAGGTGTGTATGTTACATCGTACTTACCGTTAGCAGTGTCTGAAGTATACGTGAATATATAGTCGTCTGTGACACACGAGACGCCATCGCCTACAAGGACTCCATCGCAGTAGAAAAGAACCGTGTCTAAATCTAAGGCAGGGGCTGGGGGGCCACTTTGCGGGTGAGTGTTAACGCCAACCCAAGCACTCTGATAATAAAGAGCAGCTGCTCGAGTGTTTGGGTCAGAGTGAGCAAAGTCCCACCACATTTCCCCTTGGAGTGGCCCCCCAAACAGGGCGGAATAGGCAATGTACTTTAAGATGGAGTCAGGATAAATTTCCCAAGTCTCATTGGTATAGTACTTCATTAGAAGCACCTCATAGTCACCACTAATAGTGATGCTCAAGTTGTTAACCTTGTAAGTAGATCCCGACGGGCCAAGACCCGTAGAGTCAAACACTTTGACCGGCACTTTGTAGGGTAGCAAAAGAGCGTCGGCTTCAAAGTCAACCACACCGGTGTAGCCAAACTCGTCCGGAGTCCAGTAGGGAGCACTCGAATCCTTGTGAAGAATCAAATAACCAGGCGTCGTTAGAGTCCCCTGCACGCCTAGGACGTTATCAATGATTGCTAGACCCGTAATATCTTCGATGCGTACAACGGTGCCAACAACAAGACTCGAAGACTGTGCTCGGAACGTCGTCACGTCTGGGTAGATAACCTGGGGGGCTGGGACTTGTCGAGGTGATTGCCTATAGTCAATCTCCACCCAGCTGCCACACCCTGAATCCGAGGGTAGCCACACCGATAGAGCTCCCGTTATATCGTTCCACCATAAATCCCCAGGATTAGAACTTCCCGGGGCTAACTCTGAGATCGTTGTTTTTTGGTAGTAAACGTAATTGACAATGTCGTTAAAGTTCAGCTCTTTTGATACGGGTGGCAAGTAGATCGAGTTTTGCTCATTAAAACCGTGAATGCTAAGAGAATCGAATACGAAGTTAAACGGTAGGTCTCCGCCTTTATTTCCCCAAACGCCTCGAAAGTTGTCCAAAGTGCGAATGGACTTCCAGTCAGAAGGATCAATCCAAGGCTGAACTTTTACCTCCAGCTCAACGGCAGTATTTTTGTTGGTTCCTGCGTATGGCCAAACCAAAACCGCCTCGATTCCACTCTCGGCACTAACGGCAGTGGCTGGGATTGAGAAATACCACTTCTCAAGGTCAGGGTCATAGGAAGGAGCTATATCTGGCGCAGCTGCAGAAATAACGGGGAAGTTAACATAGACAGGCTGATCAAAGTAGTAGGTAGACCCTGCAAATATAATAGGGAACTTAATCGGAAACTGTTTCTTAGTGTCATAGGCCGGATATAGAACAAGATCTAAACCGTCGTAACCGCAGGTGAACGAATAATCTCCAGACGCTTCAATCGAAGGGCGGTAGAAAGGGGCAGGGCGATAGGTAGGGATATCCGCACGCAGAGGTTCCCCGGCAGCAATCAAATCAAAAAACTCTTGGGAGAGTTCCCCAATGGAGATCACATACCTGTCCCCCTCAACTTCCACGGACTGCAATTTGTATACCAAATCGCCAATGGAAATTTGAACCACAGCTGTTGTGCGACCTGGTTCGACAAACTGAAGTCGATCTATAACGATCTTATTATCCCAGTTTCGAATTTCGTAGATTTTCGGAATAATATAACTGTTGTAAACCCCAAACGTTCCCCCCAGGAGTTGACGTTTTTGGTTGACGGTGGTAACTAGATCACTCCAGTAGTTGGGGCCATTCCACCCTAGCATCTGAGCCAAGAAGTTTAACTGGGCGTTGACACGATCCTCGGTGTCAGCAACCTCTTGGCTCTGAGTTGGAGTCAGCCAAGGACTGGTGTAGTTCCGAAACTCGAAATCGGAGACGTTAAATGTTGGGTTTAGTTGAGTCATTACGCCTCCACCTCGATTAAATCAGTTTCAAGATTTATGTATTCTTGTCCCATGCACTTTGAAGGTGACATCCAGAGTGCGGAGTAGCCTGAGACTTGTTCATACAGACTGATTAAGTCCTGATCAAAAGGTTTAGTTAACCAGTCTGCAACGGGAACATAATCACGGTGAATGATGGACCGAGCATCATCAATGTCAAGAACTTCGTAGTTGTTGCTAATATCTACCTCGGCAAGAGAGGCATAGACGGCAGGGACTTGCTCACCGTCAGAGTTAGTTACCGTTTTAGGGAGTGTTCCGACCGGATACATCACTAAGCGGGCCCGTGGGGAAGGGGCCGCTTGCGGGGTCAGCAAGTTTAGAGTACCTGACGCGGTAATGGCTTGCACCGAGACTTTTATCTCGGAGAAAGTTATGTTCCAGCCGGTTTGGAGAATAGGCTCCTCAATGGAAAACTCAAGGTAAGTGCCAGCGTCATTTGTCCTCACTACGGCGGTTGTCACAGGAGAGAGAATGTTATCATTGACATAGGATAGAGTAGCAGTCCCAGAGTAGGAAGCTCCGGGAGGAAGGCGCAAAGTCAACTTCGAATAAGCCTGTCCCAGCTCACTCTCCCACTGAAGGAAAGCAGTTACAGGTTGAACAGAAGACGGAAAGTAACTGTCTTCATTCGACCAAAAACGCTCGTTTTGATTCAAGAAAGCGTTCTCCGCACCATAGCGCCATCCAATGGTGTCATCGGTGCTACTTGTGACACTTAAAGGCAACCCTGTCAGGGCGAAATCTTCCACCTGGTAGAGGTTGGGGGTTGGGGAATCATCGTAGACAAGCTGATAGGCAATAACGTATCGCCCATTGAGAACGTCTAAAACTCTGAGGTCGACAATAGTGGGGAGAACCTCGGTCTTTCCGTACTTCCAGACAATGGTCCCCGCTTTAATGAGCAAGGTGGTATTTGTTCCGCCCTCAACAACCTCCGTGGAAATAGGACCATTGATGCTGGAGCCCCAAGGTACATAGACATAACCAACTTCTTGCAACTCTGCTGCAACCGCAGTGTTGGGGGGATTGACGATGTTGAAAAAGTCAATCTGATAAGTTTCGCTGGTTGCGGGAAGGCGACGATAGATTGGGCGGCCGTCCGGCACCCATTCCGTTGGCCGAGATTCAAGCCCATTTGCCGCGATGTACTGCGGAGAAAGTACATTAAGCCGATTGGTTGCGGTAGTAGTTTGTAGGTCCGGGTTAACCCCTCCGTTAACGGGTGTTAGCTGCTGGCTCATAACTTCATCGTGCCCTCACCGTACTGAGGCGGATTGTAAGGGTAGGGAGTACCGGAATACCACGACAGTTGGGGAGTTTCTGCTATAGAGGCGGTATTCTCCCAAACATAAACTGCCTGTTGCCGCGAGTTGCTGAACCGACCACTGTTCTTAGGGATTACCGTAATTTGAGCTACCCCCAGCTTGATAGCGGAAATGTCCCTACCTAGTTGCGATAAGATGTCTTCTTCGCAGATATACTGGTCTACGTAACGAAGTAGATTGCCTTCGTATTCTTCGATTCGCGCAGTGTTAGCAACCGTGGTGTTAGTCCAGTTTACCACTGTATCGTCGGGTGTGAACGCCCTCATAACGCGGTAAAGATTCCGACCGTCCTCAGAAAGAATAGTGTCCTCTGAATAGATAGCATAGACAGGGTCGAAATAGGGGACATAGTCGACAGATTCAAACTGTGCTGGCAAGTACTGAGCCGTTTCCACAAAGATTCCGTTCTCGAGATAAATATAAAACTCGAAGAGCGGGTGAACATTTGTCGTGGCCGTATAGGATATTACTTTGGAGCCTTGACGGAAGAAGGTGCGGTCCCCCTTAAAGAACCGGAACATGCGGGTAGGTGTGCTCACGGTCCCACTATTTAACGCCGTCACAAGCGAAGAGTATTGCACTGAGTCAATATACAAGGGGAAGATTAGCCCCCGATTCACAAGATCCTGAGCATTTGTGCTCGTAGGCGTGAAGTATTGAGCGGCAATATAGTATTCAGCTGGGGAACTGCTGTCAGCTCTGTACTCTAAGTATGTGGTCGCAGGGAACCGAGGCTTATACTTGTAGATAGGCAAACCACCGTCAGCATTTTGAACGACGATCTCTCTAATAACTCCTTGTTCGACAAGCTCATCAAAGTAGACACTTACGGTGCGACCGTCTGGATCAAATGTGAATGATTGGACGACATAGGCATACTTATTAACGGCCCCTAGACGAGTATCCACGTAGTTATAGTAAGGATCCGCAACAGGGTTAGGGCCTGAACCAATTTGAGGCGTGTAGACCCACGTACCAGCAGTATAAGAGGTGCCAGATTTCAAGATATTCGGGGTTACGGGGGCACCTAAAAGGACAGCAGCAGATGCGCCAGTTATGTCGTTAGTCGAGGCTTGCAGGGTGAAGTTATTTGACACCACCCACACAAAAGTGCCAGGACGTTTGGACTGAGTCACCGAAGAAGGGGAAACGGGAATGTACTGACCATCCCCAGATACATAATCATATTGGATAATTTGAGGATCATAGATGCCTCCGCCCGTGGTCTCTTGATACGTGGTCCCCACGGTCCAGGGAGAATAAGTTTTTATACCTGATATTCGTCCTGCTGTGATTAAAGGTGCAATCTCGGATTGAGATCCGACTGTAAGATTCTCATTGATGACGTGAAGTTCTCCGTCACCGCCGATAGCAGGGTCCCAATAGCAAACTTGACCGCGCAGAAATTCTCCGGCCGATAGGTACTGAATCTGCTGTAGAGTGAGGTTACCGTAGACTGTCTGATCTTTTTTCTCGATTGAATAAGGAGTGAAATCTGTGAGAACGGGGTAATAAACAGGGACGGGCAGCGTAGTCTCTACCAAGTCATTTAGAGTCAGCAAAGAACCAGTTGGCTCGAAGGTGTAAACATTGGTGTAAGTGGCTGCCGCTGACTCCAGGAGTGGCGGAGTATTGTAAGCCGCGCTCACCTCAAGGTGAGGATCAACGAAGCGGTTGGCCGCGTCAAAAGTCCCGTAGAAAGCTGCATCAACATCACTAACGGTGGGGTCAACGGTAGACGGGAATACTTGCCCTGGAGTCAAAATCTCAAACAACCGGTCACGGAAGTTGAGGGAACTATCTCTCAGGTTTTGACCGAAGCTGCCGTTAGCATCAACCTCAACTGTTAAGTTGTACTGGACTTGACTCAGAGAGATGGGATACAAATGCCCTTGATTTTCGACGGGCACAGAATAGTTCACAACATTCTGCCCACGCTCAAGCTGAGCTTGGTTAAGTTCTACGCCATTAGGTCCAAGCACAAAGAACGACACCTGGCCGTTGGGTTTCAGGTAATCAGTAACGTAGTTGTAAGTGCCCTGATTGGGGCGGTTAGGTTGAACCGAGGTTTGAGTGCCAATGCCGTAAAAATCAGTGAAGAAGTCTTGCCAGTCCTCTGCGCTGACTGGGTTTCGACGACGAATAAGAGTGAAAAAACGTTCCTGAACCTCGGAATAAGTTTCTACATCACTGCCACCCTGCGCTGGCTTTGGATTAGTTGCGGTTAAACCATTAACGTTAATGGCGGAAACCCCCGTAATGGAGTTAGCTGGCGAATTATAGATAGCACCGACATACTGAGAAGCCACTGAAACGTAGGCAACCGATTCGCCAGGGGGGACGGAAACCTCGGCATCAGTTATAAAGGTGAAAGACTCACCGCCCGTAAGATTAGGGTCAGTGGTAAATGTAGTTCCGGACGGAATAACAGTGACTGTATCCGAAGGGGGAACCGTCAAAGTCAGACGAGCAACTGCAGGGGTTCCCAGACGCCTCATCGCGCCAAGAAAAGGCCCAAGCCACTCGATCAGGATAGACTGCGGAAGCTGGTTGGCCCAAAATAGAAACTCCCCTTGGGCAAATGCTTGGCCTTCCAGTAAAGCTGCCAGAGGGTTACCCGAGGAGAAGTCATTGAGAGTTTGCCCCGACGCTTGGTACACACGCTGTGACGCTGCCTGAACCAGCTCGGCTTCGTTGCGGGGGTCAATATTAACGCTAGGGAGGGGGGCGTAACGCGCCATTGTTCAACCTCCTTACAGATTACAAATAACGTTTGAGTTACCGCCGCCCACACTATAGTTAGTACACGCGGGATTAGACCCTGAGTAGTAAACCCCGTTGTCAATTTCCAAGTTCTCAAACAGATAGTTCACCCACTGATCAAGCACCTCCTTGGTAATCAGATCGGCAGAATCCAGCGAGTCAAACTTTTGTTGAACTGTGGGGGTAGGGAAACCGTTGGCATAGTCATATTTATCGTTAGTCGTGTAGCTCTTAGGGGCGTTATCGCGAATGTTGGTTGGGTTGCCTACAACTAAGGGGTCATAGCCGAAGTTCCATAGACCTGTTACCACTTTGCCGCCACTAATCGGGGCACCCGAAACCAGAAGGCCGGTATTATCGAGCTCAGGTTGTTCGGTTGTCAGAGTGACATAGGCCGAGTCCAGGCCGTTCGGGCCCGTGCGCACAAGCGAGTTTAGGCCCAAAGGAGGGTAGTGATGGTCAAGGTCTTGCCCATCAAAGTATATTTGTTGGAATCCGTTCAGAAATTGTGAAGTCACAATTACGCCCGAACTAAAAGTGGTCTTACTCATACCCCGATGGACCAGTCATTTCGTTATTTGGTTTTACCCTTATTGCGGGTTGCCCTTGCACCGGGTGCCTTTGAGATGTTTTGTCAGGTTTCCGACGTTCATGAGCATGCCGCATTGGGGGCACGGTTGCTTTTTGGCGTTGGTTGCTGAGGCAGCACGGGATTGGGCTTCCTTTTTGTGAGCGGGTTGAGCTTCCGGGCGTTTGGCGGATTCGCTCATTTTGAGCTTGGTCAAATCAGAATGCTCCCACCCCGTCCCTCGCTGTGCCACCCCTCGAACGGCTCCGTTAGTTGAAGATTTATTGTAACACAACGGGTTTCCCACATTTTCTTGGAGAAGTTCGTACTCGTAATCTCTGGTGTCCAGGTCATCCTCCCTCAACACCTCCCACACAAATGCCTTGGGGTCTGCTTGCAAGTCCACCCAAAACTCTTTTTTACCTTTTCTGACGTGATGGTTGCCTATCCGGTTCATGTAGTGACAGTAGGACTGAGCTGAACCGATGTAGTAACGACCTGTTTTGATGTTTGTTGCTTTGTAAGTGAGCATGAAAAAAGCCCTCATTTCTGAGGGCATTATAGAAGTTAGTAACTCCCGGTAAACTCTTATGTGCGTTCCCAGTAGTTGACTGTAAACTCCGCTTCGATGGTCTGAACATCTCCACTCTCACGATCCACATCAGCGGTCGTAATGGAGACAAACTGACACTCGTAGCAGATGTACTGACCGCCGGCAGGAGCGGAACCTTCACCAGAACAATCACGAGGAGTGATAGTTACGGTGATGGGATTACAATTGTAATCAAGCCAGAACTGTTCGAGAGTCTTGAAGATTGTCGGATCGTAAGGGGCAGTCAATGTGACATTGTCTGCGGTACGAGGGCCGACAACGTGGTACAGACGGTTGCCTGTGCCGTTAGCGTAGGTGCTGCTGTCCGAGGAATCATTGATTCCACTAAATTGTGTAAAGACCGCTGTAAAAGTCGGTCCACCGATCGCAGTGAAGGAAACTTCATACTGCGCCTTGGTCAACGGGCGAAGAATAGCCATGATAACACCTCCTTAATTTCCTTCCTAATCAGGACAGGATGTCGGTGATCATCGCGCCAGAACCGATAAGACCAGTAGCACCCAGACCCACGAGGTTAACCACACGCTCAACGGTGATTTCAGCGCGGACCACACGACGCTCACGGATGTAGTACTCAGGACGAACGGCAGGAGTGCCGGTCAGCTGGTAGGTGTAAGCGAAGGCAGGGGTAGCAGCGTTAGCGCCACCAGCAGGCATCACGGAATCAGAAGGACCGTTCGGGCTGTAGAACAGCAGGATACCGTTCTCAGGGAACACAGGCTGCAGGGAGCCATCGGTAGCCAGATAACGACCTTCGGCCACACGCAGACCGCGCTCGAGACCGAAGTAACGAGCCAGCATATCAGTGTCAATGCTGTCAGCGGTGGTGTACTTGATACGCTCAAGGATCGCCTGGTTGGTCAGCAGCTGGTCGAACACAGCAGTTCCAACCACCATCGAGTTAGGACGAATACCGATCTGGTTAGCGACAGAGCGCTTCAGGGTCAGAACGTCTTCGATCGGGTTGGAGGTCAGCGAGGACCAAGCAGAAGGACCGGAAGCAGCGCCGTAGGCAGTGTTGAAGGTGGTCCAGCTTACGAAGCCCAGACCGTCCTGATTGCCTGCACCGCTGTTAGGCTCGTAAGGGTTGTAACCAGCGCCAGGGGCACCAGTCACGGTAACAGCCTGAGACACGGTGTACTCATAGGCGTTCATCAGGCGGGACATTGCGTTGCGAGTTTCGATCGCACGCAGGTCAACCTGAGCGGGGCCTTCACCGGCGTTCTCGATTACTTCTTCCGGCAGTTCCCAAGCCACCACTTCTTGCTCGAGAGCATAGGGCTCCGAGTCGTAACGGCTTTGAACGTAAGGAATGTTGGTGCCATACGCACGACGGAAGTCGTTGATGGCAAACTGCTCCTTGCCGAAGCGCAGGATCCGGCCAGCACGGGTCGGGGTGTCAACTACGGGGGCAATAAAGTTGGCGATGTTGGTCGCCGGGAGCATGAAACCCTGTGCAAGTGTAGTCAGAATAGGATCTACACCTGCATAGGTTTGTTGCAGGTTCATCATGGGAGGAAGTCTCCGAAGTCTTTGTCTTCAAATGTGTGCACACAGGGCTGGGACTTACACCGTCTAACGATTGCCCAGCCAAGTATTAGCCTAACTAAGAATCAAGCGAAGGAAACGAGCACCAGGCGGCGACCGCCGATGTTCACGTTCTCGCGAACGGTGGGCTGAGTGCCATCATACAGAACAGCCAGGCCGGCGGCGCTCGCTTGACCGAGCAGGTTCACTTCCAGCTGAGTGTTGATGATGATGGGGGCAGAAGCGGGATCCACTTCGATCAGCAGCAGACCGGAAGTAGCTACGGTCAGCTGGCGAGCGGTGTAAGGCTGAGCCAGGGCGGTGGGCATGTAGGCCTGGTTGACACCCACGATGTTTCCGGTCCAGTTGGCAGGAGCCAGAGCGTCAGGGGCGGCGGCGATATTGGGGCCAGCGGAAGTCACGTAGGTAACAACGCGCAGTTCGCCAATTTCTACAACACCGACGTTGGTGCCAATGGCGGTATCAAGGGGGGAACCCAGTTCAGCGTCAACAGCAGCTTCCCAAGTTTCAGCATAACGGATGTATTGACGGC